GGTATCTCAACCTCGGGATAGGCCGACTTAGGCCTAACTGTCGGTCATCAACTCACTCCAAAAGAGTGATTTGCTGATCCGAATACCGGTCTTGTGGACGGGACGCATTCGATACGTCTGTATAGAATTCGCCGTGGAGGATGTAGTGATACATTCCCCAAGACTTTCCCTACCATCAGTGGAGTTCATCCAATGGATGTAACCGCCCAGATTGGTGTCTCGGGTTTTAACACGAGCCACCAACTGCTTCCGTGGTTCGCCACGGGAAACAAGCTGGGTGATTGATCCAGTATCATGACCCCCCCAAAGACTCCTAGGAATGCTCGAGGCGATAAGGTTCCACAAGGGTTCCAAATCGTCATTAAGCACCCACCAGTCATCAGCCTCGGACCACCTCCGTATTGCATTCGCAATCTGGATGAGATCAGTGAGACGTTTGATTGGCTTTCGGAGATAGAACGGGGTAACAGTATATCCAGCATGGTAATGACCTCCACAACTTTCACGATAGGAGCCTGTATGGTATGATTTGTCGGGATTAACCGAGAAACCAAAACACTTAAGGACCCACGTTAGGTCATGGTACATGTCCGTAGGACATATAATATCATCACCGTAAACGGATATAGTGCCTTGAGTGCCCGTCAAGTATGCAGTGGTTTTGGCTAACACGTAGAACAGGAGAGACTCCAGTTCGAAAGTGAAGCCATTACCCATACTCGAGAACATCTCATTGACATGTTCGTGACCATCTATGATGGTCACAGGACTCCGCAGGTCGTACAGAAGTGCGAACCATAGCGGAGGCAGGAGCAACTCAACGGCAGACAACGTAACCGAGTCGGACGCACTTGAAAGATCGAGCGTAGCCAGATGGCCATGCTTAGATCCCAATCGCGCGAGACGTTGATTTATTGTCTGATCGTTAAGATCGATTCCAACCCGCTTCAAAGGGGCTCGGAAATGATTTCCGACTCCTTTTTGAAGGAACATATTCAGATCGGGCTCCTTACAGGCGCACCGAT